GGAGGAATAGCAGAAATTAGAAAACCTAACTCAATTCCCCCTCAATCAGGCCCAACTCCTCAAGGGTTGCTATCTGTTAAAAACAATGTTAAGAGGTATTAGGAGTAATTAAATGGCAGATATTGATAAAGGACTCCCTAACACTCGTACGGAAATTGAGATCCCTTCAGAAGAAGAGATGCAAGAAGAAGTTAGTGTTGAGGAAGAAGTAGAAAAAGGACCTGTTGAGGTAATACCAGAAGAAGACGGCGGAGCAACTATTGATTTTGATCCAAGTTCAGTAAATGTTTCTGGAACACAAAATCATTTTGATAATTTAGCAGATATTTTACCTGATGAAGTTATAGAGCCAATCGGAAACGAAATGACTCAAAACTTTATGGACTATAAAGCGTCCAGAAAAGATTGGGAACAAGCTTACACTAAAGGTTTAGATTTATTAGGTTTTAAATATGACAATAGAACAGAACCTTTCCAAGGAGCTTCAGGTGCAACACACCCTGTACTTGCTGAAGCGGTAACACAGTTTCAAGCACAAGCTTATAAAGAATTATTACCAGCAGATGGTCCAGTAAGAACTCAAGTTATTGGAATTAAAAATCCTGGAACAGAACAACAAGCACAACGTGTTAAAGATTACATGAATTATTTAATCATGGACACGATGAAAGAATATGAATCTGAATTTGATTCTATGTTATTTCATTTACCACTTTCAGGATCTACTTTTAAAAAAGTTTACTACGATACAAGTATGGGAAGAGTTGTATCGAAGTTTATACCAGCAGATGAATTAGTTGTCCCGTATACAGCTACCTCATTAGATGATGCGGAGGCAGTAATTCATACTGTTAAAATTTCTGAAAACGAATTAAGAAAACAACAAGTCAATGGTTTCTATTCTGATATAGAATTAGGAACACCAGGAGATTCTAATTCTGATGATTTAGAAAAAAAAGAACATGAATTAGAAGGTACAAGAAAATCTGGAAAAGAAAATGACATGTACACATTATTAGAATGTCATGTTAATTTAGATTTAGAAGGTTTTGAAGACACAGGTTCTGACGGTGAACCTACTGGAATAAAATTACCTTACATCGTAACAGTCGAAGAAGGTAGTAGAAAAGTTCTTTCTATTAGAAGGAACTATGCGCCTGATGATCTAAAGAAAAATAAGATCCAATATTTTGTCCACTTCAAATTTCTGCCAGGACTAGGATTTTATGGCTTTGGACTCATTCATATGATTGGCGGTTTGAGCCGTACAGCAACGACGGCTCTCCGTCAATTGCTAGACGCAGGTACACTTGCAAACTTACCAGCAGGATTTAAACAAAGAGGAGTTAGAGTTAGAGATGAAGCTTCTCCAATTCAACCAGGTGAGTTTAAAGATGTAGATGCACCAGGAGGAAGTTTAAGAGATGCATTCTTTCCATTACCATACAAAGAACCTTCACCAACATTATTACAATTATTAGGTGTTGTAGTTCAAGCAGGTCAAAGATTCGCGGCTATTGCTGATATGCAAGTTGGAGATGGAAATCAAGGTGCTGCTGTAGGTACAACAGTTGCATTACTTGAAAGAGGTTCAAGAGTAATGTCTGCAATACACAAAAGATGTTATGCAGCTATGAAAAATGAATTTAAATTATTATCTAAAATTGTTGCTCAATATTTACCACCAGAATATCCTTATGATGTTGTAGGGGGTCAAAGAAATATTAAGCAAACAGATTTTGATGATAGAGTAGATGTAATTCCAGTTGCAGATCCAAATATATTTTCAATGTCTCAAAGAATTACTTTGGCACAAACACAATTGCAGATTGCAACGTCTAATCCACAACTACACAACATGTATCAAGTTTATAGAAATATGTACGAAGCAATTGGTGTTAAGGATGTTGATGCAGTATTGCCTCCACCTCCACCACCTTCACCCGTCGACCCAAGTATTGAACACATTAATGCTTTAGGTGGTAAACCTTTCCAAGCTTTTCCAGGACAAGACCATCAAGCACACATTACAGCTCACTTAAACTTTATGTCGACTAACATGGTTAGAAATAATCCTGCGATTATGGCTTCAATACAAAAAAATATATTAGAACACATTTCAATTATGGCTCAAGAGCAAGTTCAACTTGAATTTAGAGAGCAATTAGCTGAAATGCAGATGATGCAACAACAAGCAGCTAACAATCAACAAGTTCAACAACAACTTCAACAGATGACACAACAGATTGAAGCAAGAAAAGCAGTGTTGATAGCTGAAATGACTGATGATTTTATGAAAGAAGAGAACAAAATCACTTCTCAATTTGATTCAGACCCACTATTGAAGTTAAAATCACGTGAAGTTGACCTAAGAGCAATGGAAAATGAACGTAAAAAAGACTATGATCAGGCTCAAAACGACTTAAACAGAGCAAAATTGATGCAAGCAAGAGAATTAGCTGAAGATAAGATGGATCAAAACGAAGAATTAGCTAAATTAAGAGCTGGAGTAAGTCTTGCAGGCAAAGGAATTAAACAAATGTCTGTTATTGACAAAGATTAATGATATAATAGATTAAAAAAAGGTAAAAAATCATGATGAACTATAAAAAACAAAAAATGATTAACATTCCTGACCAAAATGTAGAAATAGATCCAAGATCTAAAACTTCTGCAGACAAAGCTTTCAATGGTTTACCAATGGGAGACAAAGAACAGGTCAGAGGTCAAAAAGGAATGTTAGCTGAAAAGAAAAGAAAAGCTACTTGGTACTAATATGTGGTTTAGCGCTATTAAATTAGCCGTTCAAGCTGGCTCTCATATTTTTAAAAAACGTCAAGAGACTAAAATGCTCATGGCGGATGCACAAATGCGTCATGCAAGAAAAATGGCTGAAGGTGAAGAAGCTTACCAAGGAAAATTATTAGAAGCAAGGCAATCGGACTGGAAGGACGAGGCGGTTTTGATAATTTTGTCGGCGCCCATAGCAGTTTTAGCGTGGTCAGTTATAAGTGAGGATCCAGAAGCGATGAATAAGGTAAAATTGTTCTTTGAGATGTTCTCGCAGTTGCCCAGCTGGTTCACTAATTTGTGGATTCTTGTAGTTGCGAGCATTTATGGTATAAAGGGTACACAAATTTTTAGAAACGGAGGCAAATAATGTCAGGCAGATTTAATATAATAAAAACTTTTTTAAAAGGTTCAAAAAAACCACAAACTATTTCAAGTGTAAATCCAAATGTAGGTAATTTAAAAAAGAACAAAGAAACTATGGATAGGCTTATAAAAACTACTGACAAGTATGTTTTAGCTGCAGATAAAAAAGGTTTTAAAGATCTAGCTAGAGATCTTAGAAAAACAGGATCTAAATCTTTACAAAAACCAGAAAAAATTTTAACAAATAAATCTACTGGTCCAAGAGTTAAAAGAAAATTTGGTTCACCTAAATCTGGTGAAAAAGTTCCAAGCAAATTAAAAGGTTTTGCAAAACTTCCAGAAAAAGTTCAAGAAAAAATAAATAAAAAACTAGCAAAGAAGGTATAATGACATTACTTACAAAAGGAATGGGATCAGTTTTAAAAGGTTTAAAAACTAATAAAAAAACTTCTGGATCTTATTTAATAAAAGATCCTAAACCTATAATAAAAAAAGCAACAGATCCTGATGTTATAAAATTAGATAAACAAATAAAGATTGCTAAAAATGTAGGAATTGGAACAGCCGGTACAATTGCAGGAGCGGGTGTATATGGTAAAGCAAAAAAAGCTTTTAAAGATAAGAAAGAGGATAAATAATGACAAGTAAATATCACACAACTAAAGAAGGCAAAAAAGCTAAAAAAGGTCTTTGGTATAATATCCACATGAAAAAAAAACGTGGTGAAAAAATGAGAAAAAAAGGTGAGAAAGGTGCACCTACAGCAAAGGCTATTAAAAGATCACAAGGTAAGTAATGGCGTCTCCGGCGTGGCAAAGAAAAGAAGGTAAAAATCCCTCTGGTGGATTAAATAAAAAAGGTGTTGCTTCTTATAGAAAAGCAAACCCTGGATCAAAATTAAAAACTGCTGTAACTACTAAACCATCAAAATTAAAAAAAGGATCTAAAGCTGCCAACAGGCGAAAGAGTTTTTGCGCGAGAATGTCTGGAATGAAAAAGAGATTAACTTCTGCTAAAACTGCAAGAGATCCAAATTCAAGAATTAATAAATCATTAAGAAAGTGGAATTGCTAATGTTTGATAATTTTATGTATAAAATATTAGGTGCAATCGATAACTTTTTTATTGCAATAGAGGAGGCTTATGAGAGACTCAAAAACAATAGAATCTTTTCTTCAAAAAAAAGAAAAAGAAAATAAACAAAAAAACATGTTTCAAAACCTTCGAAAAGAGGTAGAGATAGGTGCGAACGGGACTCAACAATACGTTATAAAAAAGGGTATAAATAAAAACAAAATAGCTAAAAAATAAGGAGAAGATTATGGAAGGTTTATTAATACTAGACAAACTAAAAAAAAGAATTAATGCAACTCTACAACAAGTTGGTGAAACAATGATTGGTGGAGGGGTTGACAATATGGAAAAATACAAGTATTTACTAGGACAGGCACATGCCTATCAAATAATATTACAGGAAATCTCTAACCTGCTAAATAAAGACAAGGAGCAAAAAGAAGATGGAAACGTTATCGACATCAAAGGAAGTACCAAAGACTAAATTAGCTTTAGAAGAAAAATACAACGAAGAGAGAAAAATAGAATCTAATCTAGAAGCTAAAGAACCATTAAACCCAGAAAATATTCAAGGTGTGGTAGATGAATTACCAGAACCTTCTGGTTATAGACTTTTAGTTTTACCATTTACACCTAAAACAAAAACTAAAGGTGGAATTATATTTTCACAAGAAACTTTAGATAAAGCAAGAATAGCTACAACATGTGGTTATGTTTTAAAGATGGGACCATTGTCTTATCAAGATGAAAAATTTAAAACAGGGCCATGGTGTAAAAAAGGAGATTGGGTAATCTTTGCAAGATATGCAGGATCAAGATTACCAATTGAAGGTGGAGAAGTGCGATTACTAAACGACGATGAAGTATTGGGAACTATTAAAGATCCTGAATCAGTACTTCATTTTATTTAACCACATAGGAAGGATACTATGCAACAAGAGACAAAAAAAGAAGAATTAATTGACGTTGGTGAAACCGTCGGCGCTGAAATTAATTTTGACGAAAAAAACGAGCCAATCAAAGAAGAAGCTCCAGAAGAAAAAATAGAAGTAGAACAAGTTGAAACCGAAACAGAAGAAAAACCTGTTGAAGCTAAAGCAGAAGAAACTACTGATACAAAAAAAGATGAGTTAAAAGAATATAGCGAAGGCGTTCAAAAACGTATTGCTAAATTAACTCGTAAAATGAGAGAAGCTGAAAGACAAAGAGAAGAAGCTATCGCATTTGCAGAAGCAGCCAATAAATCTAAATCAGAACTAGAAGGTAGATTAACTAAACTTGATAAATCTTATGTTTCTGAATTTGAAAGCAGAGTTAAAACTAATATGGCAGCAGCCAAGTTAGCTTTAAAAAATGCAATTGAATCTCAAAACGTTGATGCTCAAATAGCAGCTCAAGAACAAATTGCTAATCTAACTATGGATGCAGCAAGATTAAATTCAATAAAAATAGCGGAACAAGAAAAGCCTGTTACTTCTAGAGAAGTTAATATAACTCCACAAAGAACACAACAAGCAGCAGTAACTGATCCAAAAGCAGAAGATTGGGCAGCTAAAAACCCATGGTTTGGAACAGATTCGGCTATGACATATACTTCATTTGACATTCATAAAAAACTTGTTGAAGAAGAAGGATATGACCCTAAATCTGACGAATATTATGAGGAAGTTGATAAAAGAATAAGACTTGAATTCCCTCATAAATTTG